AACAAACGTTGTGGTGGTTCATCGGTGTTGTCTGGAGGAGAAACCAAAGTAATGGTGTTGTGACAGTTAGACGACAACACCCCAGTACTAGTCTCAATTTCTTGAGTGTTGATATTGAAATATGTCAACTTAACATAATCTCCAGGGTCAATGTTGACAAAATGAGGATTATTGTGACACGAAACAGATACTGAGTTTGCAAACTCGGTAACTATCATGCTCTTGTGAACATGGTAGGTTTTGCCAAAGTTGTACTCGACTCGAAATAGAGTACCTTGTGGATACTTTCGTTTCATAACCAAGTTAGTGTGAGCTATCGGTTCAATGCTCTCAATCGCATAATCCGAGATATCATTATGGTAGATGCAACTCTTCCATAGTTGAGGTACATCTAACCATCTCCCAGTAACTCTGGACTCTTCAATGGTTAGTACCAAGAATTGTCTAGTTTTTCGTGGCTCAGATGGACCACGATGTTCGCTAGAATGTTTATCTGATAAAGTCACTACGCACGGAAGTTCGTAATTATAGAACGGCGACTTAGATACTAATTTGAGATCCAACATACTCATAGTGGGATTGAATTATCCTAGACGTTTCTTGATCGGCGGGGTGTCTTTACGTATAGGTAGCTTAGTGGCTCACATAGATACATAGTCTTTTTAAAAACGTTATTCTGATAGCGATATGTGTTATCAATAATATAGTAGATTTTACACAATCGATTATGGTGAACATAATCTATTTAGATTTCAGTTTACATTCATTATCCGTCAGATTAATAGATATTATTATCTAATACGTAGTGATATTGTCGACATATCCCAGTTAAGCCCGTAGATATTCTGTATGAAAAGACAACATAATAGACCAAGGGTTACTTATGTCCGATATCACATTAAAACTTCTCGTATATAAAGTCGCGAATATTCAGAATTGACGATGTCAGAAGCTGCCGTTGTTGCACATGAGGATGTTCCAAATTACTATGGTCATCATGCTACTAATGAAGATGAGGCTGTTCAATATCTAACTAGATTTCTGGATTCGGTACCTGAAGGTACTATACCTACTTATCTAGCAGTTGATAATCCAGAGAACACGGCTAATATCCTGAGAGATTACAAACCAGTTACACGTTCATCGTATGTAAATCGCATAGGAAGAGTTGCCAGCATGGGTAATAATGTTCTTGCCAAAGATGTTGTTAGCATGTTGGTTAATTTACCTCCTTATATTAGGAATTACTATATATGTACTCCTTCACCTTTGGATGAACGTATAGGTAACTTTGATACAATTGAGGCGAGAGAAACATATTGGCAGAAGTTGGGTATAGAACCGTTCGATAGTCAAGCTCAGCTGGAAGCATCTGGATATCCACCTGGCAGTCAAGACACTAGGCCTCCAAATGCGTTGAATCAGTTGGATCATGCGGGTTATCTTTTTATGCAGTGGATACTCAATATGACACCCAAAGTTAATGCTAGACCAAATTCTTTTTACATCAACGCTGCGATGGAAGCTATGCCATTTCTCACTTTGAGATTGTTATGTAAACTACTGATTCCCGATGATCTATTTGCAAGACAATCGAAGACATGTATGTCAAGTATAATCTCGCTTCTAACTGGAATGATTATTCTACCAGAATACGATCCTACTGTTAACATGAGATCGTTTGTTAGGCTGAACATTTTCACATCGGCACAAGCCAGTGCCATAGTGGCAAAATTCTTCAGAAGTAGGTTCGCATATCCCGGCTCCGAGTTCACGTTTTTGGGTAATGATTATTCCACACTACTCTCTTCGACACTACAGCCTATCTTCGACGATTGTGTTAGAGCGCTAACTTTTAGTGGGGTTCCCGGTAATCCGCTACCGGTAGAGAGATCAGAAGAATTTCTGGGGTTTCTAGAGTATATTGGTATGGATCCTAAGATCTACAATTTCGATCCCAGAACCATCAAACTTGTAAATATGATGCCTGATGTGGTTGGTTATTTGGTACGTAAACATTATGGGTTGGTACCGACACCAATATTATTTGCCGCTGACGCGGAAGATCTTGCGCACTTTGCGGCTAATCAAATAAGTCCAGATTTATTACAACAAACCATAATGAAGTGTTACACCGATAGAGAGGTTATCAATGCATTTCTTCCAGGATTTAATCCTGAAGCCGGCATTCTTAAACATAAACGAGTTATACATTTTCGCTCCCGTAGGCTATTTATCACACATTTCAGCAAGATGTATACTGCCGGTCTATACTGGAAGTTAACAGACCGAAATACCGCGTGTTACAACGACAATGATATAGATATCATTGAAGCAGTACCGCGTGGAGAACTTAGAGCGCAGGCTACTCAATGGGAATTGACTGATGATCCAATTCTAATCTACGGTCCTGTTACAATTGAAGGCTCGCGAACAAGGTGCTTTCGAGTATCCGAATTGGAAGGAGTGTTCGATAACACCGAGTATGGGTTTGAGTTTCTGAATCCTGATTGGCGTGCTCCAGAAGCGGGGCAAGATGTCTCACCTGTTATTGATCCATTAACCATGAAACCAGCAGAACGAACATTCTCTATTAGAGATATAGATAAGTTAAGAGTCGAATTAGGCGGGCGGACTAGGTTGGCGCGCGTGTCACGTATAGCTGGACTCAGGGCAAAACCTAAAGTTGTGGAACTACTGACGAAGATCGATCAAGGTTTAGCAGAGTTAAGCGGTTTTAATAACTTCACTAATGACACTAAGTTGTTGTATGCTCAACATCCGGAATGGAATGAGGGACTAGTTGATTACTTCAGTTGGTTATTGGAAGTGGCAATGTGGCTACGTTACTGGAAAGGACCAGGTACGCCATATCCCGCTATTTGGCACCATGGTCATTCAGCCATCTGCACTGCGCTAGAGCGTGATGAACATGCTAGTATCGAACTTAGTATCCATGGTATGTTCATACAACATATTGAAAATACCTTACCCGAACTAGCCAAGTATCTAGCGACTGTTCCTTACTTACATTACGACTGGAGAACTGGTGTCGCTACTAAACCAATTCCAGAGGTTGCCATTCAAATTATGGAGACTAACCTGATTGAAGGCGTCATTGATAAGGTACAAGCTGGAGAGTTTTGTATGAATCAAGCTAGTGATCTAACCTCTGGTACCGCGACGTATTTCCTTACTCAGGTGCTTGGATTCGGATTTGAACAGTTGAGTGATCTTATTATCAATGTCATTAGAAAGTTCCAGGACTATGAACAGATTGCTATCTCTAGTCGTCAGCGAACATTGGAGACCGCTCCAGACGTAGAATTTAGGGAAGAAAAGCTGGTGGGTATCGAGCAACATAAGAACGTGCTCTTAGTTAACAATATGGACTTCGAACAAGAGCCACTTGACATCACTAAGATTACACCCAGTGGTGATCTACCAGAGAACTTCGCTGAGATCATGGAAGGTCAGTAATGGAACAATAATAGGACAGTAACGGACTAACGTTTTTTAAAAACTATGTACATGTATCCAACTATTTACATTGTCGTATATCTCTTAGTATATTCAGTCATGGAGTTAATCTAATTCGTATTTAATACCGTCTACTTCAGTATATACTGATATGGGAGAACTTACATGATGAGATTTAGGTTGTAACATGAGTTCCGGTATCTGCAGGTGTAGATGAGGTACTTCCACTTCATCGATAATATTGTTACCGTCGTTGCTGTCGTTACTATCATTATTAATATCATTGACATACCCTGTAAATTCATCCTTATTCGTATGGCCATCATGACTATCATCATGACTATCATCAGATAGTTTACTTACTGCACTCATAGAAGTCATACCACAACCAAACCCTCCCATCTTAACCAACTGTTTACGGTAAGCTACCATTGATTTTGGACCAGATTTCTTACTCCAAGTCATAGATACTGAACCCAGATGTAAGTCAATGGTGGCGAAGTTCCTCTTAGCCTTAGCTTCCGCGACATAGAACGCGATATTGGGTGTTACGTCTATGATCTTACACTTTCTAAAAGCCCTAGCCGCCAACCTCCTATCTACAGTTTGATAATTAGTTATCCCTGATGTCACCACTACATTAATCTCCTTTCCATTCCTACTGTGATACACTCTACCTCGAACACCAAAGTGAATGTCTCCACCACATAGCCACACCGATCTTCTTTTATCTGCTTCCATCCATCGGAATAAGCCATCGTACAATAACTTCAAATTATCGTTGTTCCAGAACTTACCATCGCCAAATAAGCGTCGATGTATTCTACCTGTTATCCCTTCCGGTCTGGGAATAGGAGCACTAGTGAAACATAGAACCAATTTAGCTTCCAAGAATAACTCAGACCTAGTATTACATAGATGATTTATCTCATCTAATACTATCTCTATATTGACATTATGAGTTGTTCGTTCAACCATCATAATTAACAATCCATTAGATATCTTGTAGGACGTGTAACCCTCACCCACAGGATGCCTAGGATCGGGAACAGACCCATGAGCAAGCTCGGGTGTGTCAGCTAGTAATTGAAACTGATACTCGTGATATACTTGTAGCGCTGCCTCAGTTACACGTCTATTAGCTAAATCATGTAAGTCAAGATCCCAACTATCGTTAACTATCTCGTGGTCATCTAATATACATAGATTACTAACACATGATAGTATATTGGAATGAGGACGATATGTGGCCTGGTATCTTTGGCGGTACTCCTCCTTCACATTTTCCACAATAGTATCTATAGGATACTTATCTTGCCTAATGCGTTTACAACCTCTGTGGAACTCTCTGTCGCAATACGCTTGATCTCCAATATGTAACAGTAAATTAGATCTCTCAATGTCGATGTATTTATGTAAAGTATTCCAATGGCTATGTTTTAGGTCTGCTTCTAGTAAGTCGCAACTAACAATGTAGATTCTATCCGGATCAGGTACGCATGGTACATAGTGTGTATAAATACAGTTTTCCCTGTATGTATCACCATTAAACTTCTCTGGTACCATCCAGCAGAAACATAGATATCTATTATCGGAGATCGTTCGCGGATTGGGAATAGATATTCTATTAACATTAGTATCTACATTGTAGTCTTGCGTTAGAAGAACTACAGATTCTCTCTTATCATTGTCATAGATCTTGAGCCTAACATGAGAGGATTTACGTAGTCTGAAGACAACAATAATAACGTCATTAGTAACCTCACCTATTATTGGAGGCATGCTCCAATATCTATCGATATCATCTTTAGATTTGGACATTATAACATGAAAGTGATATACTACCTATAAATATATTGCAGATTTCAATAACGATTATAAGTATATGTATTAACTTTTTAAAAATCTCAACGCAAGTGTTCAGTAGCATGTATAAATACATAGAAAAAGGGTGACTCGCAATTTTGTACGAATATCCAGTACCCCAGAGCCTAAACCCTCTACATAGTATTCCCAGCTTATCGCCTTATTGCAGTTATTTCATTTATTCCTAATCAACATGCCTTACGTAGTTAGATTTGAAGATGTTCACACCGGGGAACTTATGCCCGCCGACGTTCAAATGTCATCTAAGCTTACCGCCGTCGTCAATGGTTACGAAATTACCTTTGTAAACAACGATGTATTAAATTCAAGGCTTGCAGATATTCTCTCTAAGTTTCCATCTGAGTTTCTGAGAATCTTGTCTTCTAATGGTAAAAATTACGGTTCGACAAGACATCTGGTGTCCGACTTTGCTGGAGCATGTGTGAATCAAGATCACGCTAGTTGCTATGCAAACGCGAGATATCGAGTATTGGCTTATCTTGGTTGTTCTGACAAACACCAGATATGCAATGGTGCGTTGAACGCCGAATCGAACGTGGAGCAGAATGCTGAGCTGAACGCTGAGCCCAATGTTGAGACAGAAATCGTTTCTGATAAAGTAGTTGTTGAACCCACTCCTGGTAGCGACGCAGACACTCCTAGTATCGTTGAACCTACTTCTGGCGGAGAAAACGACAACGGTAAGAAGGAAGAGGTTTCTCAACCTCCTCAATCTTCTCAACTTCAACTGAAAACCTTGAACGACGTTATTAGGTTCCTGTTCGAGTATGAAGGAATCCATATTAGATGTTCGGATGACCTTGACTATCTAACCAGGATGAACAAGGAGGAGCTCTACATCTTTCCATCTCTGGCTGCTGGAGTTGTTCCACTTGATGGCTCCTGTAATAGGGACAAATTAGGACATGTTGTAATTACTGACGCACAACGTCTTCTTGTACTCAGTGGTCAACTGTCCACCGTCTGCAGCGCGACACTAGGAAAATGTATCGCCTACGCTGAACAAGGGATGTTGGGTCGCACCGCATTCAACAATCTGACTGCTGAGTTGGTTTCTAAGCTGATGAACTATCGCTTGGATATCTCCAAGTCCAGCGGTAAGACATTGTACATGGACAACGAGGGTTACGATGGTCTAGTGCCACCTGTCACTCAAGATGAAGTCAAATCTGAAGACAACAGTAACGATGCGACTCCAGGTTCTGACGTTACCAAGAGTGAACCCGAAACTGAGGTAGTTTCCGAGGACCAGAAGCGTGATTATTGTGGGGATCAGGGAGAAGGTATGGAGGATCCAGCCATGCCGTCTAACATGAAGATCTATAGTAATATGCTTCCTCGCATGCTTTCCTTTGCGAACAAACTTAAGTCGTTAGCGGACTCGAATGGGGCATCTTCTCCGATTCCACAGATTCCTACTTATTACCCACAGCATGGACAACCTGAGCAAATACCACAGTTATCTCAGGTTCCACAACAATTCGTTCGCTACGATGAACAAATGTATTCACCGTTATTCAATCATTCTCGCGTTGGTGGACCCTTTGGCGAACTCGTTCCTGGAAGTGTAGAATACAACTGCGCTAAGTATGGTATTACCCTCGATGATGCGGGACTTGCAAAGGCGTTCTCATTGGTAGCCAACCATCAGCCATTGCCTTTACTTCGTTGTGTTGACATTGATGATATGACAAAGCAACGCTTGAGACAGTTATTGTTGTTATTCGATCAACATAACCCAGATGAATTGGTCAAGACTAAGTTATTCATTGAATTGGAACAACATACCTGGTTCCATGGGACGCTAGCGTTGATGAATCCTACGTTTACCAGAAGGATGTTGGACGCTTGTCTCCCTCGTGAGTTCTTGGATGTACGTGAGCGAATCACAAAGTACCACCGAAACTGGGTATTTAACGAGAACAAGCTCGGAAGATTCTATGATGAAGGTAGAGTCCATCGTATGATGGCCGTTCTCCGCATGATGGTTGGACCTGCTTTGGAGACTCTGGATCTGTCGCATACCTTTATTACTGGATCCGCTATCTGCGCTGCGTTGACACTATCCTCTCGCAAGTCAGCGAAGGATGTGGAAGAGATGTTGCAGTTCAGATACCCAGCGTATGAGTACGCATTGGAATCATCCGATCATCGTTATAGCCTGATGGAACAACTCAAGGATCTCAAACGTCCAGAATCTATGTACTCCATCTCTTACGATGAGAAATCTTCTTCCATTGTGGTTAAGCTGAAGAATGCTTCCAATGAGCGCCCATCTGTTAGTGTTTATCCTGTAACTATCAAGTCAAGCACCGATATTGACATGTTGTATCATGGACCTAAGGAGAAGTTCGAAGAGACTGCTTACAAGCATCTCAGAACCTTCCAACGTGCTCATCCTTTCAACCAACTGACATTGAAGAAGCATGTCATCAACGAAGAGAAGGGTTATTATCGTTACACCATCCTGGATGAGAACGACCCCAACTTCCGCAATGTTGAGATTTACCAGGCTGATCCCTTCAACGTGTTCACTCATCATGTAGGAGCTGTTCGTGGTTACTATGGATGCAACTTCTTGAACGAAAATAGACCTGACAAGGGACTCTATATTGCAGCATCTGCTCTCATCACGGCTGAAGAGCATGAGACTCCCAATTACTACTACTTCGCTTCTAAGAAGAAGTCTCCTTTGGACATCGCAAGACGTTATCGCTTCCGTGGTATCTCAGTACCTAAGAAGGTCAAGATTTTGATGTCTGAGATATTCGGTATCTCATACGGAGCTATTGACTCCAGCCCTATTCAAGGCATGCCGTTGTCCCCTGCCACGTTCAAGTATCCTGATTATATCTCTCCTTACTAGACACTCTGTTAGCGTTATCTATATTATTATGGTGTTAGTTATGGTGTTATCTGATATATAACAATAGTTTTAAAAAGCTGATCTTACTATAAATACATTGCGAAATATACAGTTAACTGTAACATAATGTCATCCGATACACCTACAGAACATGCTAATCGAGTGGACCTAACGGGCAAGTATGAACGTAGCGACAGCGAAAACACCAAAACATCAACGTTCCTGGAACGCAATAGGGGTAGATTCGTCTTCGTGGATGAAGCATATGCTATGACCACTAAGAGTGACGAGAAAGAATTTGGACCCAAAGCATTAGAGGAGATTAATCGATTCTTGAGTGAGAGTGGACCTATAGTAAGACACTATAGGTATGGTCCTGAGTATTAAGATTTTTAAAAGTATACAATTACCCCGTAGTAATACGAACACCAAGCTCCAAACATCTATGATAAAGGGAGTCCCAGTCGTAATCAACGAACCTTTCGGGGTGTCTGTTTCTATATAGAAACAAACCAGATATAGATCTTGCGTACATGTTTGGTTGACACATGAAAAGTCTAAACATTCTCCTTACTATTCCATCATCAAAGTAGTCCGAATCGTCCTTTATGATCTTACCATATAGTTCGAACGCGCGTTCAAGTGGAATATTTTGTTCAGACATAACGTAGTAGATGACCGTATAAGAATATAGACGAATAACTTCAGTCGTCACCCACTAATATAAAATATTCACATGTGTAGATTTGGAGCAGGAGATATAGTGTTGAATTTTAAAAATCTGTATATCCTCTAAGTGTAGCAACGTTAAATATTTATTTATGAAACAGAAGGTTTACCTACACGTAGACCGCTACAACAATAAAAAGTTAAGATGTCTACATATAATCATTTCAGTTATCAACACATCCTTCAATGGTAGTGTCGACATAGGGGCAGATCCATTTACCAGTTTAGTAGCTATATACGTTAACGTATATATCTTAAGTCCCTCAGCTACTTGCGTCAATTTAGCGCTTCGTTTGTATAATTCTATAGCTACATTACGTACTAACTGATCATCGGTGTAATTATGTATCAGACGACTTGCAGCTTCCAACCTGCCCAGTAGTTCATGATTAATATCTACTGTACGCATTTCGTATGTGCATGTTGGTAATTGAGGATATAGAGGATGCGTCACGAAGAATGGATACTTCGCTACTTGTAAGATAGTAGGTCTCATCTCAGGAAATGGGTGCAACATAGATACTATTAAATGATTAAATGTGGCATTGATCGGATCGTCCCATGTGGGTATCTTACAATATTCTATAAAACGGATTGGATACATAGAAACTGAGAATCTCCGTCTCAGTACATCTTGATCTATCTTATAAGGACCATTAGTAAACCAATCTAATAAACAGTTAATACTACGTTGGTGCAATCGCTGTATGCGACTGTCTGCCGATAAACTGCTGTTAGCAACTTCCAACGCATCTTGGTTTGGAAATAGTCTAACGTTGTAATATATCTCAACGAATGTCACTGCCAATGACCAGATATCTAACGAGTAACACCAATCCAATCCAAGTAGACATTCTAACGGACGATGTGTGCAAGTACATACTTTATGATTGTATGATGATGTTGTCTTCCACTTCTTAACCGACAGACCCATATCTGTTAATTTAACGGTATTATCCGGATATAACAATATGTTACTACCCTTAATATCGCAGTGAATAATACAACATTGACAGTGTAATAAAGCCACAGCTTGCACTAGTTGCCAACACCATTGGCGCCTTTGCTCTACACTCGCTTGAAATCCAGTTGTTAGTAATTTCTTTATGTCTCCTAGTGCACGAGCGGATGGTATTAACATGTTGAAGTCATTATTATGGATATTATTCGAGACCGATCCTTGATCCGATTTATGATTCATTAGAATTTCATCGCATGCGTTGGATATATACGGATGAATAATGGTGGTCATGATAGCTAACTCGTACAAATTACTTATACCGTTCCCACCTGTTCTACAACATTTCATAATAAGAGCTTCTGTAGGCTTATACTTAGAATTTACAGTTCTAACTACACCGAAAGAACCCTCTCCTTCTCTAGATCTAAGAATATAAGTATAACTATCGTCGGATGGTGGTTCGTAACATCCGATGCCATTTGGTACGCCATTACTACAACAACCTTGATCCATAATATGTAAATATCCAATGAGTTTGATATGGTATGTTATACGTTTGGTATGGTATGTTATACGTTTGGTATTGTAAGTAGCTTTTTAAAACGTAGACTGTATGTTATAACATACAGTCTACGTTTTAAAACCCTAACACACATCTATACTAAACAGACTATAGTGTACTAACTGGTCATAGATAAATGATTACCCTGTTACTCCGATGGACAAAGCGTAGTCTCTACTATAGTTACTATCGAAGCCACCTGCATATCCACCTGTGAAATCACCTGTGAAATCACTTGCAAAATCACCTGTGAAATCGCTTGCACAATCACTTGCAAAATCAGATTCAGAATATCTTAGACTGTCGTTAATATCAACACCGATATCGTAGGGTACATCAGATGCTGTATCCTGAAATCCATAGTATTCCTTACTGCAACTGGTATTCGCGTGTGGACTGTACGATGTTGTATTATGGATCGTCGTAGTATAATTTATCGGATTATTAACTGCTGACATGAAGCCTAATTGACCGTGCGTTGGTTGTCCATAGCCTAACTGTCCATAGCCTAACTGTCCATAGCCGAGGTTAGCGGGGAGCTTATTCGCTGACTTGCTCCTACTGGTCCCCTTTTTCTGCGTTAACGGAGATTGGTCGCTAAGCTTTAACGTGTTCATGTTGGTCACTACAACCGACATGAAGCGATTATACGCGTCTTCCATTCGCTTACCACCTGGTCCTATCTGAGTTATTTTTCCTGACCGATATACGAGGAAAGTAACATGATGATTAGCATCCGGTTTACGTGTACGTATTTCTTCTTCTGTTAACTCATAAGGACAGATGATTCTTGCGTATGGGCTTACATCGTTATTATAAACGCAAGCGAACCCATCTACACAATTGAATAGAATATCAAATTGTCCTCTGTCTGGCAACCATCCCAATGAGAAGTTGTAGTTTACCATATAGATCTTATGCCCTGATATGTTCAGATCATAACTACATACATCCGGGAGAAACCTTAGAGAGTCCATTAACTTAATGATGTCCCCATGAGTTTTAGTACCTTCGTCATCTAACGTTTGTGTGAGGAATTCAGCCATGCGCTCATCAATATGTGGAGGAATAAACGAAGGATATGTCCAAGTAACGTAGTCTTCTGTTTCCATGATTATGAAATCAGCAGAGTACCCTTCATGAGCTCTATACTCCTCGTAACATTCTTCGATTGGTTTGATGTGATATGGGTGGTTCTCCGCTTCTGGCGAATATTCGAACCACGGATCCAAGGAGCCATTCTTGCTGTATCTAATTGGTTTGTTACTAGCATTGTTACCGTTATTATAACCGTTATTATAACCGTTATTATAACCGTTATTATAACCGTTATTATTGTTACAGCTGCCAACAGGTAGTGGCGACATAACCGCAGGCGACATAACCGCAGGCGACATTACCATAGGAGACACTGGCGACATAACAGCAGGCGACATTACCATGGGAGAACCTGGATAGTTCTGACTGATGTTAACATTTTGGGTACTGCAGATACTTTGTGCATTCTGCACACCACGAGGTATTGGAGACCCGTCTATCATAAAGCATATACCATCATCTACTTCCATGTCAAATAGACAGTCCATACCGCCATTCATCCCGGTACCCATCTCAGTACCCATGCCGCCATAAGCTAGATCGAAACTTGCATTATTTATATTCTCCACACTAGCGTATAGAGATAACTTATCTGGTTCAGAGCCCGGTATTTTATCGGGGATCGATAGGATGTAGTCGGGCGTTAGTGGTCGGTCGTAATAACGTCGTGCATTAACTCCTCTGGTAGCATTAATGAACCACTCTATGGCTTCCAGGAATTTACAGTAGTTGTTCCTACAGTAATCTATCTGCTGTTGTACAGCTTTCAAGTGATTGACAGTATACCCAGCAGCCTCCAAACCTTCATCTACAGATTTTGGACCACACATATGTATGCCGGATATGAGAAGTTTCTGTTTGATATTAGCGCGCTTGGCTGAGATACACATTGGAACGCAGTTCTCAAAATATTTCTCATTAGTGGTCCACTTAATACCCCTAAAATGATGTTCATTACGCGCTGCTAAGATTTTACCGGGTATCGGATAGTGGGGTATAGTAATACTAGATCCACGGCTAGACTTTGGAGGTAACCAAACAGGCGTGATTGGAAACAAAAAATGCGCGGCATAGTTATTGACATTTCCATTGAATTCCACTAGCATAGTAATGGTGGTTACTGGAAGATCCTTGAATTTGATTACTCTTCCATTAGGATCCATAGCGAGTATGAAACTTATTGATACGTGACTATGTTACTAAAATATACTACTTGCTAGCGTAGGATAGTAAGAAACTGGAAAAGTATAGGACAGTGGTACACGTCTAAAGGATCATTTTTCTTTCTTTAGACCCCGATGGGTGGTATATTTGATCGTTTACAT